CCGAGGACGATGTTATCTGTCTTTGCTCCCTGATCGTGGATAGACTTTAATCCCTCTGCTACAAGCCAGTATGTGAGAGGCTTTTTAGCAAGATCAAGTACGTTGGTTGTGATAGCTGTCAGAAGTCCTCTTGTTTTATTGGCTTCTGCATCGGTAGTTGCCTTTGCGTACTTTCCGTTGATGAATGTGTACTCAATATCCTGTGCGATCTTTGCCATTCTACGAGAAACCTGAAATGCAAGCTCGTCCATAGGGTTTGCCTGCTGGCCGGCCACATTGATACCCTGCAGTGTACCCATGTTACTCTGCTTTCCGTAAGAAATCGCCACGGATTTCTGGAAGATCTGAGTTACATTGGTAAGCTGGCTTCTAGTTACCATTTCCGGCTGTGGTGCAGTAAGGGATGCTGTTTCAGAAATCTCCGGCTGTTCGCCTGTTTCTGTGTTGTACTCCTGACCGCAAGTAAACTCTACATGATTGGTTACAAGAGGTCTTGCGCCAATCATAGTAGAGAACGGTGTTGCTGTCTGTCCTTTAGCGAATAACATTCCGCTAAAATTAGGAACAGCGAATGATGTTGCTGTGCCCTGTGCCATAATTCATTACCTCCTTTAGATTTATGCCTGCTGATTGTTAGCGGCACTTTGACTTAATATTGCAAGAATCGCAGCCTGTGAATCGCCTGCGTCCATTGCCTGTTTAATCTGTGCTGAATAGTCAACCTGACCTACGTTTCCAGACTGTGGCGTAGGCATCTGAGCCAAATACTGAGCGCGGATTTCCGACTCTTTCTGTTTGTCTCTTTCCGCCATAAACTTAGTGATGTTTCCGGTAACAACATCCATGCTTCCCTCATACTCTGCTGTTGCTGTTGCCTTTGCCATTTCGGCCGGCATACCCATTCCTAAGTAACGCTCCGATGATTCCGCTACCGCTTTGAATTTTTCCAGTTCCTTGACATAAGCATCTCTCTGAGCCTGCTGTTCCGCTTTTGCCTCTGCCTCCTGCTCTTCGGCTGTCTGCTTAGCTCTAAGCTGTTTGCGAAGATTTCCCTCGGATGTACAAAGTTTGTCGTTATCAGATTTCAGTTTCGCATTTGCCGCTTTCTCCTGTGCAAGCTGCGCCATAAGGCTCTCAACAGTTACTTCTCCGCCGGAGTTGTTTTCCTCATGCTTATCTGTCTGAGGCTGCTGCTGTGTGCCGGATGCCTGAGTAGGCTGATTCTGCGGTGCTGTCTGAGACTGCTGCTGTGTCTGGTTCTGAGTTGTTGTGCTGTTTACATCTGCCATAATTGACCTCCTGCGTTTGAACGGTTCTCTCCGTGTGAATTTCTGCGTTTTTTTACTTGCGTCTCTGCAAGACAATAGTTGTATGCGTTTGATGAGGGTTTTCTCTAACCCGTTATCTGAAAGGGATTACTCCCTCTGTAACCGAAAAATGAGCCGGACACGATTCTTCATCACATCCGGCTCATAGGCTCTAACTGTATTCAGTTAGTTTTTCTTTGCTGCCTTTTTGGCAGTTGTTTTCTTGGTAGCAGTTTTCTTTGCTGTGGACTTCTTTGCTGCCGCTTTCTTATTGACAGTTTTCTTGGCAGTATCTTTCTTTGAAGCTGCTTTCTTCTTATCGTCCATCTTTTTCTTGTCCGCTGCTGTCTTTTTTGTAGTTGCCATTGGTTTTCTACCTCCTGATTTATAATTCTACGCACCGGCAGTTGATGATCTCGTCTATCGGTGCGCCCATGCTATCATCGAGTGGGAACATCATTTTGTACCCGTTGATGATAAAAGGCTCGTTAATAGGAACTGTTTGGCCGTCCGCCTCCCAGTGGCTAACCCGGACACGTTCATCCCTCATGCTTACCCATGTATGGGTGGTCTGTTTCTTATCCACGAGGTTCTGATGATTTATCCAGTTATATATCCAGTTCGTCTCATTCAGGGCAATTTCCGTGGCTCTAACCTCCGAGAACATCCTTTTTACACTTTTGGGAACATCCTCTTCTTTCATCAAACCACCGGTCATACGAGACGTTTTATAATCATCGTTGCCGTTGGCATTTGCCACTGCCCTCTCTGTGGCTTCCTGAATATACTTTGCAAATCTGTATGCCTTTTCCCTTACTTCTGTTTCGTACTGATATTCCGGCATCATGGCAAAATAGAGATCCATGAGTTCATTTTCATAATCAGCACTCGTATTTTCGTAAAGGAAAATGCCGGAAATAAGATTGAGGAACTGTGCTGCAAAAAAGTCTACAAGTGCATTTATAAACTCCTTGGCGGTTTTCTTCCGGCGTAGCTTATCGTCTTTGAGAATGTTCATTTCGTCAAAGTATTCAACCGGATTATACATAGTTCACACCGCCTATTCTTCTACCATTGCAGTCTTACTTGGCTGCTTAGATTCCTCTGTCTTATCTTTTTCCGTGTTGTTCTCCCCACCGTTCCCCTCTTCATCCTTGTATGCGTTAGGGTTCGGTTGCTGTGTCTTTTCCTCCTTGGAGGCAAGTTTCTTCTGTATGCCATCAATAATAGGCTTACTATCAACCCATGCCTGTTGTGGATCTGTGAACAGTCCGACAGTGTTGAATGATGTAAGACCATCTACTCCGGCATTAAGCAATGCCACAAGGGAATTGGTCTTAGACACCAAATCATAGGTTTTTGTACGGCAGAAACGGATTTCAACATCTGCCGTCTCTATATCTTTCAGACCGTCATACGGTCTCTGATCTGTCTTAATGATTTCGATTGCCAAATCAATGAGCTGCATTTCCGGCTCAGTGAATAACTGCTCAACCGTCTTAGCGGAAATCTCCAAACACTGCCATCCATTGGATAACTGCATTGCACCGGTTGTTGAACCGCCGCTTGCCTCCTGCCATGACGGTGTAGAGGTAATCTGCTCCAACTGAGAATTGAGATGGTCCACAAGTTTCTGAACCTCACTCTCATTCAATGTCTGATTGAGGTAAGTGATCTTTGCCTCCTTGCCGTCCCCGGTACTCTTTGTCATAATGACTCCATCGCCATCTACGAGGTTTTTCTTGCCCTCTTCATTTACCTGGCAGTTGTGCATCCAGAGTAAACTCTGAACGTGTTGCAGAATATCATTGATGCGGTCAGAATCCACAAGATTCATTGCGTCCATCAGTGGAATAACCTTTTCAAAAATACCCATGCGGTCATTCAGATAAAATTCAACGACCGGTATTCTTCGGAGTGGGTTTGGCGCGATATTCTCTTTCAGATGATAGTCTGTTGTGTTCAACTCATGCTCAATGGTATAACAGAAATTCTTTGAGTATGCCGTAAGAGTAATTGTTCCATCATCATGTACGGAATAGGTGCATCCAAGCACTGGTTCTCTATATGCGTCATTTGAGTACACCACAAAGGTTGTAAGTGGACTTGGAACCAATAGTTCAAATGGAGAATATCTGCTCTTATTTCTGTTCGGCAGCATCATCTGGTAGCCGATACCGCAGATAAACAGATTTCTTCCAAGGGCAATATCTTTTGCCGCTTTGCTCTGCTCCTGCATCATTTTATTGAGCATGGCGATCTTCAAATCGTCAATATTCTCTCCATCGTCCTCATCCTTTTTCTTCAAAAATCCGAATAAGGCTTTCTTCTGTTTCTTTGTAGGTTCTATTTTTGCTCTCTGTACGAAAGTGATCGGGTTGGAAAAACAATATCCCAGATGCACGTCCACAATCTTTGAAGCATTGTTTTCTACGACTGTGGCATTGAGATCCGGTCTGATTTTCTTTTCACGGTTAAGAATTGGCTGATTGCCTTTCTCATACTCAAAAAGAAAAACTTCCTGTGCCACATTCTCCTGGTGTTCCATAAACGCCTTAGATACAACCGATATGATATTGTCTTTCGTAATTTCCCTCTCATCGGTCATTAACATTCGCCTGCCGAGAGTCGGACGGTTGCTTGCGTACATGAAGTTTCCCCTTTCCGAATAAAACAAAAGAGCCGATCAAGTCTACTTGTGACTTAACCGGCTCAAAGGCTCTTTGCTTAATTCTATTTTTATTACTTCCTTACATCCACGGCAGTTTATAAAAATCGTGCCGGATGCTCCGGGTGCTTTCTTGAAAAGAAGTTTTTCACGGTTTGCCCGTGCCTTACATACAGGGCAGTATACGTTTTCCGTTTCCAATATAGCTGCTCCTTTCTGTATGTGGATAGTTGCGTGGATGGGATTTGAACCCACGACCGTCTGATTAAAAGTCAGATGCGCTACCGAACTGCGCCACCACACATTACTGGGCGGCTCGCCACCGCCCTATCCTACAATAATGGAGGAACCCATGGCCTCTCGAAAGAGGCAAGAGCCAAGAGTGGGAATCGAACCCACAACCTTTTGATTACAAATCAAATGCTCTGCCAGTTGAGCTATCCGGGCTTACCAATATGGAGTAGCGTTCACTACTCCATATCAAGAAAGGGATAATCCACCAACGTCTATACCAAGACACCATCATTTTAACAAAAAAGGAATGATAACGCATTAAAATATCGGTGTAGCCGATATTCAACGTAGTCATTCCTTTTCAAATGATATAATTGAAAGTTAAATGATGTAATTGAGTTCGTTATTCTCCGTGCTTGGGTTCGTAGTCTATGCAATAATCATCCCATGATGTAACCGCTCCGTAACAATCACTTTCCTCATTGGCGCATATCCAATCCGTTGTCCCATTGAAATTCTCATGCCATATACATGATCCGCAATTTTCACTACATCCCATTCTGCATCTCCATCAATTTCTGTGCCTCTTCTGGGCTACATACAGTCACTCCGGTTTCTTCCTCGCATTTTTTAACCATGCCAGCTCCGTCTCCGGCGTAATTCTCCCAAATATGCTGAGATTCCACGAATATATCATTGATACGTTTATACCCAAAACCGTATGTGCGGTGCAACGCAATGGCGATAGCCGCATATATCTGTGGAACCATCTGATCTGCTGCGGTAGCAACATTCTGTGAGCGGTTTCTTCTGGCAATTTCATTCAGAGAATTTATCAATTTATTATTCTTCCCCATTATCCATATCCTCCAAAATCTGCTCTGTATCAAGCAGTTCTGCAATATCATAGGAGCAGCACGCAGGTTCTATTGGTTCTCCGCCGTAGCATACCATACCGTGGCTGCAATCTTCTGAAAGTGTGCAGTAATGACAGTAATCATCCCCATCGTGTTCGCTTATCCATTTATTGATTTTTTCCTCTTCTGTCATTTCTTTTTCATCCCTCTGATAGTATGCTTTTTACGGTTTCCTACAAATCTGCCGCCGCCTTTTGGAGTTCCATAGATAAATGCCGCCATATTACCGCCGGACGGTTTCTGCGTGGTCGGTTTGAAATCTGCCGATGTGTTTTCATCCATAGGCTGTAACGATGGTGTTTTAGGTTTATACTGTGGTCTCCACACCATGACAATCTTATTCTCTTTAGGATCGACAAATCCAATCCCATTTTCAAAGATAGTAAGATTAAGTCCATGCCGGATGCAGGCCTCTTCGATCTCTTTCTGTACCTCAACTGCTTTTTTCTGCGCTTCTGTCATTCTATCTTCTCCTTTCATCGTTCAATCTCACACCTCATCCTCCTAAACTTTCAGCTTTTCAATTTCTTCAAGGATCGTGGCATACTCGGTGTTTATAATCTCGATTAGTTTGTCTCTGGAATTTTTTATATTGGCAGCATAGGTTTCTAATATAAATGCCATTGTCTTATTTGTTTCTTCCTGACTGAGTAAGGTCGCTGTATCTCTACCTCCATCCGCATGAATATAGAGTTTGGCTGATCCTTGTTGATCTGCGTTGTATGCTTTCATGCTTTGAATTAACGTGGTTGCCTCTGTGCTCACGGAATCTATACTTCCAAGGTGTGCTCTGCACATTTCATAATTTGTAGTGTTCATATTTCTGTAAACCTCTTTCCATCTGCATATCGTCTGTCAATAATCGTTTTTTATAAAACCTTTCCTTTTAGCGCAGCTCATGCAGTAATTGTATCTACCGTAAATGATTCCTCCGCATCCCCTACATTTATGTCCTCGCTCTATTGCTTTCCCATACGGTTGTCCTAATGCGTAATAGCATTTCTTACAGTATGTGTAGTGATCCTGGCAATAGTCCCCACATCTTTGACAAAATGCCATTTTTAATTACCCTCCATTCTATCCATCAAACTCTGGAAAAATTTTTCGATTTCATCTTTGAGTTCCTTTGAATCTGTTTCAAATACAACCCTATACTCTTTCCGTTTGCTTCCATCTTTCATTTCTATATCATCGCTATTTGAATACCACGATTTCATATCAGTTTTCCTCCGAATATCTAACACGTTCTGGATTTACTTTCATAGCACATTCCCGGCAGATAAATTGGTTGGAATGATTCTTGATTAAACCAAGATATGGTTTTTCCTCGGAATCGAACTTATATCCACACGCAAAGCATTTATCTAACCCTCTGTTCTTAATTCCGTGTTGCTGCCGGAACATTAGTGTTTCTCCGATTGTACTCTGCCACTTGGCGCAATCATAGATTTCGTAATTCCTTACGGTTGTTTTTGATATTTTCATCTACCGCCCAGCCTTTCCACTATGATTTTCTGTCCCTCTGCGCTCTCATAAAACCTTTGAATTGTGCCGAAACAAAATCTCACTCCATCAGGAACCGGCATATAAGTAAGCAGTTCTCCGGTCTCTAATCGCATTTCGCAGGATTTAATTCCGAACATCTTCGATTTACACGTCAACCGGAACTTGTGTTTACAGGTCTGCTCTGCCATCGTCAGCTCCAATCTCCGAGAACTTTGTGTAAATTCTATTCTCAGCATAGTAGATGTTGTAATCCTTTTGCTCAATATAATGCCATAACCCTTTTTCATGTCCCCATTTAAGATAGTCTGAGTTATAATCCGTGGTCTGGTAGTTGCCATCAACCATCTGTATGAAACTCAATTCATCTATGTTCTGCGAACGATGAACCATATTTGAGATGCTTGCAATATCCTCTTTCGTAAGTTCGGCAGTTGCAACGAACACTACGCGCACTATTTCAGAACCGTGGCGGACTATTTTATATAGATCGCTGACATTATGCAGATGATATACAACCCTCTTGCAGAAATGGTAAGGATATTCCGTATCAATGTAGCTTGTGTGCATTTCCAGTGGAACTCCGGTTTTTATGCAGATTCCCATAACCATTCCGTTGTACATGGGTACGAGTGGGTTTTTATCGTAGTCGTGGAGTGGATCTCCGCCACCAGAGACAGATACTATTGTTGCCCCTGTCAGTTTTATTGCCTCTTCCAGTTTATCTAGTCCACTCATCGTAGATTTAGGCACTTTGATACCGTTCTCTCTCACGATACAATATGGGCATTTTCCGTGGCATCCAAAATTTGTTATTACGCTTAAATACTTATCCATTATTTTCTTCCTCTTTTTCATTCTGGTGGACCATAACATTGAATCTGTACTTGCTCTTTATGTTTGGGTATTTTTCATGGTCTACTTCGCTCATAAACATATCGAACGGTCTTGCAAACTTATCTCCACAATGAACTTCACAACCTATTGGTTCTCCATCATACAGTGCTTCATAAATTACAAGTAGCTCTCCTGTTTCGGTATGTTTAGCAAAATCTAAGACCTTATACATATACAGATAATCATTTTCCTCAATCTGTTTTACCGCTAGTGTCTCTCTTTTGAAATGACACACTGTATCGCCTTTGTGTATTCTCATATTTTCTCCTATCTAACCAAATTCTGAATTTCCACTTTAAAACCATCGAACTTCCTTTCTTGCAAATACTTCTGTGTGTCAAAGAAATTCAATGCCCCTGTTTCCTTATCGACCGCTATACTCACGCCACAATCAATACACGTTTGCCGTAAAATACTGAGACTTAATTGCAAGGCTTGTTTTGTATCTTCATTCATGCTTGCCGCCGTTCTGCCGCTTCCTCGGCTTCTCGTATGTGTCAGCCCACTTCCAAGTCTGATATAAGGCGTAAGATATAGGTTTATTAACCAATTCATTCTTCTTTGCTTTCTCATAGGTTTCTAAAAACCTCTTTACCACTGTGTTTGATCTCACGCTTGCTCTCCTTAATGCACTGTTCTACTGATTTATACAATACCGTTGCACATTCGGACGAATAACTATATTTGCCTTTCGTGCCGCATATTCCACATCCATATTTGCATATTTCCATATCACTATCGTAGTATATGCACTGTTTTAAGTCTGTTACTATCATCATGTTCCCTCAATCCAATAAAATAGGTGGCAGTCATTCCGACCTCCACCTACTGTTACACACTCTATTCAACTGTGATGCAATCATATCTCTCAGAATTGATTGTGTTCTCCATCGCCTCAACCGGATTGTAACCAAGGTTCTGCAGAATCTGTTTGAACACGGTAACGGACTGTCCGCTTGCAAGCTGCACTCCCTTACGGTCATGGTCTGCATGGAATACATCGTGTCTACTGTTCACATTCCAGAAGATGATGTTCGGGATTACATAACCGGCCTTGCGGAACTTATTTGCCATCTTGTCATAAAAAGACCACTCACGGTTTCCGCAATAGTCAATTTCCATATCAGAGATAACAACGATTGCTTTCGGCATTTCCTCCTGCGGAGTATTATGCTTTTTCGCAATTTCAAGAACCCTCTCAAAAGCAGCTTTAAGGTCTGTGTTACCATCCCAATTTGCTCTGCTCACGTTGCAGATCTTCTGTTCAAGGGTTTCTCCCCTCAGAATAACCGTCTCTGGTCTGTCAGAGAATGTCATAAACAGATTGTGGTATGCACCCACATTTCTCTCTGCAAAATAGATTGCAAGACCGATTGATGTTGCCATAGGTCTGCCTCTCATGGAACCGGACACATCCGCCATAACTAAAGCGTTTGTTCCTTTCTCCACATAATCCGGCAAGGCTTTCCACTGTGCTTCGAGTACCTTGCTGCTCTCTCTGCCATAAAGGATCTTCTCAACAATATCGTAAGGGAATAGTGTTGAGGCATTGATCTTTACCTCTCCCTTTTCTGCTTTGTTGATAAACTCTCCAAATCTCTCAGCATCATGTTTCATAAATGCCTTGCGGTAAATCATCATCGCACGGCTCGGAACTTCCGGGTATTTGATTTCATCCCATCTTCCGGCTGACATAAGACTTTCAACGACACCGATCTGTTTTCTCATGCTACGGACGATTCTCTTGAAATTGTAGACCGGATAGCCTAATTTCTGCGCCGTAAGGATTCCGAGTTTTCTTGTGGCAGAGCTGCTTGCATCTGCGGTCTTAATCCACTTTGCAAGTAAGGAAATTGCATTTCCGGCATTGAGGTTCTGTAAATCTTCCTCAAACTGTTTCTTCATTGCAGCCCACATATCGTCCTCCAACGGAGTGCCGATAAGCTCATACAGATCATCATATCTTCCGAATACGCCAACCAAATCAAGATTCGGTCTGAGTGCTTCCGGGTGTTTTTCTGCCATGTAACGGATAATGGTTCTGAAAGTCTTTCTCTCTCCAAGACCGCCACGAATGTCTCTTGCATAGAACGCAATCTTTGTAGCAAAGAGTTTGTCCTGTGCGTATGCCTCAGCAAACAGAGTGGTAATTCTGTTCTCATCAGCCTCTCTCAGCGATCCGATTGTACCAAACAGATCCAGTCGGGCATCGCCAGAGGTATTCAGTGCCACTGCACCGTTTTCAGTCCGGGTAAACCTACCCTCTTCTCTCATTGCATCTGCAAAACTCATGTTTTCCTACCTTTCCAGGACTCTCATTTACGGAATTGAACCGTTTCACATTGTTTTTTAGACATTTGCTTTAACCATTGTGATTGCTGTAGGAGTCCCTATAAAATTGTTTACTGTTTCATTGTCAGGACACTATTGGGGTTTATGATTAACAGTCATATCCAAAAGGGTTGCTGTAAGTGTCCCATGTAAAGTTTTATGCCTATCTGGCTAACTTTTTAAGCTCATACCGCCTGTTATGTATCGCTCCGACAGAACGACCAATTTTCTCAGACAATTCCGAATCGGTAATCTCATGCTTGATTACCAGTGCATCTTCCTCCGCAGTCCACGGATGAGACGGATATAGAAATGACGTTTTGCTGTAATATCGCCTATGCTGTCTCTGACACGCCTTATGATACTTTTCCATATCCCTATAATCTTCTTTTCGGTTCATAGGCAACCTCTTTCTTTTTTCATGACGCTGTTTCAAACGGGAAAATATTGTCAATGGAATTTTCTGTTTTGAAAGATTGCTGTAAGCGTCACTTAATTGCCCCGACAGGACTTGAACCCGTATGCTCGATTGCTGTAAGGAACACTCCTGTCAACCATGTTCCATCCGGTTTACCATAACCGGCAATCGGGGCAGAGACGATGAGAGGAATCGAACCTCTATCCGCAGCTTGGGATTGTTATTGAAAGGAGTTTGCTGATTATGCCACTAACATGACATTCTTCTTAACAGAGCTGCTGTGCTCCCTTTGCACCACATCGCCATATAGAGTGAGGGACGGACTTGAACCGCCGACAACGTCCTTAGCATGGAATGAAAGATTGCTGTTCGGATCACGAACATGATCCGTTTTTCTTTCGTGCTCTACCAACTGAGCTACCTCACTCATGTAATTGGCGCATCTTCTTGATTTGTAAGGGCATTTGCGCCATCGCCTTGAATGGAGAGGGATGGATTTGAACCATCAATGAAGCAGGCCCCAAGCTGTAATATATTGCCGTCAACGCCACGAACATGACGTATTGTACATAACTGCCGCGTCTACCGTTCCGCCACCTCTCCATATTCAGTTTTCAATACGGAAATCCGTATGAGTTGCGGAGGTTGGATTTGAACCAACGACCTCCGG